TAAAGCTCCATTTGATCCTCTTCTGTCTACAGTTCCAGATATATCATAACTATCACAACCAAAAGCTCCCATGTAATCATTACCAGGCCATTTAAGTCCATTTTTCTTTATAACACTATTTTGCATCTCAACAGATGGTATCCAGGATACAAAAAATCTACCCTGCTTACTAGGCATAAATATAACTTTAGTATCTTTTACACCGTTAACCCATTGAAAATTACCTTGTGTTATTATTCCGCTGTTTTTTAAATCAGCATTCCAATCTACTTGTTGGTATATTTTAGTAAGATTAAATAAAGATGATTTAGCCTCGTCTCTAAATGCGTGCTCTTCCGTTCTTGGAAACTGACGGTAAAATTCGTTTAAACCATCTTGGTCTTCTTTTAAGCCATTTACTTCGTTTTGCCAGTACTCAATTACACCTAGCTTTATATCAGAACCATGAGGATCTTTTACAGCTTTCTTTGGTGTATCGAAGACAGGTACGCCATAAGAATCAATGTATCCTTCGTAGTTCCACTCCATAGGTATGAACAAAGAATATAATCCCGAGCTAGTCTGCCCATTGGCGTTTCTTTTTGTAACATCTGAACTTATATAATTTTTTAAAATTATCTCCTCCTTTATCTAAAGCGTTTGATGTACTTCCCATCATACACTTACCAATAACTTTACTACCTAGTCTAAGTGTTGTTTTTGTAACACGCCAATTATTAAGGATATTATTTGGTCTCTCCCATTTACCACTTTCATCGTGTACTAATAACTTAAGTTTTTCACCATCATAACTGTTGTCTCCTGTGTTTTTCCAATCAATTGTAGTGTCAAGACCGGTAATTTCTTTAAGTGTTTCATTGGAGTCAAGCTTTCTACGAGTGAATTTAGAAGCAGGTACTCTGTACGCAAGTTCTGTTTTTGGCCTATCCATACCATCTTGGATTGGTTTGAAAAAGAACGGGTAATTAACGGATATAGGTACAACCTTGTCGGTGAACATTTTTTTTGCATCGGGGCCAGATTTGGACAAAATCCCAAACCGTGAATCCGTTGATATTGTCGCCATGTTGACACATTCTCCAGAGGCCATGAATGAAAATCCAGAACGTCTGTTCTTGAGGTAGCACATACCATAAGACCTGGCATCAGCTTTACATGCTTCCCAGAAGATGTAGAATAATCTATTTGCTTCTCTAAAATCTGGTTTCCCAACATCAATCTTGGACCACTGCAGGTACATGTAATGAGTACCAGTAATATAGGTAGAAACATTTTTGTTATAAAACCAAAAACCTTCTTCTCTATAACCAAACTCTTTATCAATGTACTCATACCACTCTTCTTTAAAATCAACTGGATATTCTTCCCAATCAAATATTGTCTTTATTTTACTTAAAGCTTTTGGAAGTTGAATTCTTTCAAATGTTCTTGAATCAAACTTGGTAACTTCTTTTTTCTTAGGTAAGGCTATTTTAAGATTTTGTATCTCGTATATTTCACCTATTTCTCCTGTTTTACTTATAACTACTATATCATATTCTTCGTTATAACCGTAATCCCATTTCTTATATTTATTCTTGTGATTTAACGTCTTAGAATCTATATAGTTTTTTAAAACTTTATACAGTGATTGATCGTACATTATTTTGATCTACCTTCAGCAAAACCCTTAAAAGCTTTTTCTTCTTTAACTTCTTTTGGTTTTTCATTTAATAAATCTTCTTCTTCTTGTATTCTGTTTAATATTTCAAAAGCATCGAATATAGCTAGTTTTTTTGTAGCTGCTGCATTTTTAAGTCTGTCAGCTGATATATCATCNTCTGAATCTACTATAGGTTCTTTTGCAACCTTAATTAATTCCTCAACTGCNACTTGCCCAGCTTGGATTATATTCAACTTCGTTTCCTTCGTTTTCATACTTTATAACAATATCATTTGATTTCATACAATATAGTCTTTCCTTTTCAATTAAAAATTCCCATTCACCGTTAGGTGTATAACCTACTAGGTCTCCAGGATTGATTTTAAGCTTGTTTAAGGAGCTATTGCCATATTTTAATATACCAATAAGACTTGCTTCTTTATCTAACGTTAGATCGTCTTTGCTTTTTATAGGTTTTATAAAACACCTATCACCAAAACTATTCCAACCGTCAGAATTTTTATATAAATATATTTGATCTATAGAACAGAAATAAAGATTATCTTTAAAAAAAGATCTACTTTTTTTCTTTTTACCTTTCATATCGTAAAAAGTTCTAAATACGTTTTGATGTATAACAACAATGTCTCCAATTTTAATATCAAAATTAAAAGCTAAAGGTGTTTTAATAACTTTAGCTAATCTATTTACAAATTTAAAACTTTCAATTTTAGTATTTAAAACAAGACTTTTACCATCTATTTTTACTGTATTACTGTATTTATCCCCTAAAGGTTCTACAATAAAATCATACAAACTTTTCATTAATACTCTAAATCATATTCAACTGATATTGCCATGTTAGAATTAAATTTTTTCCATGGCAATACTTCGTTGTTTTTTTTGATGTGTATATTATAAGAATTGTCAGCATCTTCAAATAGTATATGAGAAATTTCATGACCACCATAAACTTGTTGACCAACAGCATAATGCATTGCGTCATTTTTATAGTCTGATCCAATGCTAATTTTTCTAATATTATTTTGCATCTTCTTCTACTATGTCTTCGTAACTTCCATCTTGTAGATTGATGTTAATTTGACCGTACTCTTCTTCTAATTCTTTTTTAGTAGAATCAATTTCTTTACTTAAAGCTTCGATTTCTTTTGATACATTACTTTTTTGCACCTCAAGAACACCTACTGTTCTAAGCATTTCATTTAATTTACCTTGTTGTTCTTGCAATAATTTTAACTGTTCTTCAGTGATCATTGCTTTTACTGTTTCTTCTGATTTTTTCATTTAATTTAATTTAATTGTTAATTTACTCTTATTTATATAGTTACTTGTTTTTTTACTATTTACCTGCTACAATATCAGTAGCTGTTGTGTTAGTAGTTAGCACGTAATCTACAGATACAGGTAGTATACTTCCTGCTTGCACTCCTTTAAATAAAACTGCATCTCCAGCCACAGGTGCTAAATCTTTTACTTTTAAAACTGCTCTTGTACCTCCGCTAGCTCCAGCTTGTGTTACTGTTATAATATCTCCTGGAGAATAATTTGATCCAGCAGCATTTGGTGTTATAGTTGTAATTGCTCCATTAAGCGCGCCTGTTATAGTAAACTTAGCTGCGTTATTACTACCAGCAGAAATAATTGTAATTACATCACCTGTAGAATAACCTGAACCACTTCTTGTTATAGTAAGAGTTGCAGCAGGACCTGTTCCACCTCCGCCGCTAATTGTAGCGATTGTACCTATTATACCTGTTCCTCCAGCTGGGGCAACAGTACTTGTAAATGCGTTACCCGCGGTATAACCAGTTCCACCTTGACCAACTACAAGAGTAGAGGTTGGTACAGTTACTGTTATATCTACTGTTAAACCACTAGGTTGCTTAGCTGGTGACTTAGGTACTGAACTAGTTACTGTTGTTGGTAATCCGTTAGCCGTAAAATAACCAGAACCATTTGATAAAGCATCGTATGAAGGGTTTGAACCATAAGGATCCAAAGCATCTAAAGCTATTACAGTTCCTTGAACTCCTACAACACCTGAAAGTATACAGTTAATATCTCCAGTTACACCTACGTATAATACAGAACTATTAAGGTTTGTACCTAGTGTTCCAGTTTGGTTTTCAAATAACCAAGCTGATCTTGCGTCTATAGTATTATTAGGTGTTACAGCTAATGCTTTTCCTATAGTACTACCATTAATTGGAAATAATCCCATAATTTATTTTTTTATTTATTACTTATTGATTTAAACTTTTCTGCGCCTCGTGAACCAAAATAAGCTACGTAGACTGTTGTTGTTAGAGTTTTTAATAAACTTATCCACTCTTGTTCTACTGTAAATGATAATGCTTCGTGGCTATCAACCCATATAAAAGCAATTGTCATTACAGATAAAAATATTAAAGACATTGGTCTTGTGTTTTTACTAAGCCATGAGTCTGACTTCATATCACTCTCCCAACGTTTACTTACCTCTTGCATTTCAATCATATCTTGTTCTAATAATTTTAATGCTTTTTCTTTGTCCTCTGCAGGTAGCACAGGATCTTTATGTATTAAATTTTTTACTAAACCTAAAACTCCAGCATCGGGTAATACATCCCCTGCTAAATCTAAAATACCTGGAGCAGCTTTGCTTAAAAATGCACCGACTTTAGTTTGGTTAAATTTTTTTTTACTCATTATGATCTTTTATATGCTTCAGCTTCCCATGGTAGGTTTCTAGCACCTTCTGCCATACTAGCTCTTGAATATGTTTTACCTTTCCAATAAACGTTTTCGTTGTCGTAGTCTAAGTCACCACGTTCCATTTGCTCAATATGAATTTTTTCATGAGCGACAACATCATCTACTTCACTTGGATCAAGGTCTTTGTTTATAATTATAGAACCATTGTTATTAGCTTTACCCATAACACCTTCTTCCATATCTACATGATAAATAGGAGTGCTGTCTACTACGTAGGGTGGATTGTTTAATTTAAAAGCCATATTAGTTTTTGTAAGGAAATATTTTATTTAATGCTCCTTTTCTAGCAGCACAACCACAGGGGATATTTAACCCCCTGCTCATTGTGTCTACTACTTTTTTAATACCAGTAGCTTTAGTAAACTTTTCTATATCGTCTCCTAAACCTGTTGATTTCATAAATATTAGCTAAAATCTACAGCAGTGTAAATTACACCTACTTGTGCAGTTGTAACTACAGTTCTACCCTGTGCTCCACTTATACTTGGTTGTTGCGGTACTTGCGCAGTTGCAACAGGTGAACCTAGTGTTGATACAACTCCTCCTGGGTTTGCAGTTAAAGCATCGTTAAAAGCAGCTAAAACATCTCCAGCTACTAAAGCAGCAGTGTGAGTTATTTCTACAACATCATAAGCCGCAGCAGCGTCTAATAAAATTCTTGTTTTTGTGGTTGGATTTGCTCCAGGTCCAGCTACATCTCCAGGTACTACAGATACCACTTGGTCGATTGCTATTAATTGTTCTGGTGTATTAGCCACTCCAGTTAGTGGGATCTTTAAAAATTTTGCCATTTTTGTTAGTGTTAGTGTTAGTGTTAGTGTTAGTGTTTGGCTGAGGTTTGTACAGTCCTCTCTGTTTTATTTTTTGTCTTTATACATTTTAGTAGGGGCAGATCCATGATCAAAAGCTTCTCCACCTTTAGGTGTAAAATGTCTTTTAGCAGGTGACCCATTTTCATGTATAGCTGAAACTAAACCTGGATTTAATCCTTTCTCTTGTGCTTCAGAATGTTTACTTAAAGGTGATCCACCCATTTTTGATTGTGAGTGTTTTGACATCCATGATCCACCGCTAGCTCTTTTGTCTATTGGCATATCG